CAAGAGTAAGTGCGTTGTCGATTACGAGTTTACGGAGTTTAGTTGCAGTTGTTTTCATAGTATACCTACTTTCTGCCCGTTTTGGGCTATATAATATTTTTACGGCTTGTGCCGTTGGAGTGGCAGTTCTTTTTTGGCGTGGAACTACCCTATAAGACACGCATATATAGTGCAAGGGATATAAATATCCCGTTATTTTCGTTAGTTTTGTCGGTTGCCGTTTTCTTTCAGTATCGGCTTGCGTGGTCAGTGACTCTCTATAAACTACACGCATTTACATACTTTTTGCGGTGGTATGTCGGCAATTCTCTCGGTGTTTTGCGTATGTCACGAATAAGGGACAAGTCAACCTTTACGCATATTAAGCGAGTATAGTACCTATTGCACCTATGCACATATAATTCGCCCTCGTATTCCTTATAGGTTCGCCCTCGGTTCTCGCCAAAAATCACCCCCAAACAACAAATATCACTACTTTTTGTAAGGTCGCACTTTAAGGAAATACCGATATTTACTAACGGGTTCGCCTACTACTCTTTCAAAGACTTATTATAATATTTTCAAAGAACTGTGATACGAGCCTTGCGAATTAACGCAAGTAAGGCAGGTTAATGCTTACTCGTTTTGTGAATATTCGCTCGTAAATTAGTTTAATAATTAAACTTGTTTTATGTGCGATTATTCACTTTTCAAAGAACTGTTTTCGAGAAACTTAATGTTGTTTGCTTTACCGAAAGTGTTTCTCGCCCTCTCGGTGACCTAATTATAGCACCAAACCAAAACGGACTAAAAACGCCAAAAAATACGAATTTTTCGGTAAATGGGGGTGGAAAAAACCACAAAGTAAAACCTAATTTTTTCAAAGATCAATGGGTAGTCTTTTTGGACACTGACTGCAAAACAAAAGGCCCCAAATTTGCCCCTAAAATCCACCCTAAAAGCCCTCCAATCCAACCCCCAATCTATACCCCATTTCACCCATCTTCCCCCTCTAAATCCACCTACAATCCATTCCCAAGTTTTCCACATCCCATCCTACCAGTAAAACCCACACCTTTACCCACTTTTCCACACCTTTTCCACATCTCCACATCCTAATCGCCAAACAACTAGCAAAATCCAATATTGGACACTTTTCCAAAATTCGTCCAAAATTAAACTCCCGTCCAAACTTCTAAGCACCTTTCCCAAAGCCTTTCCCTACCTATTTAATTAACCAACGCCCCAAAACCCAAAGTGCCCCTATTCCCAGTCACCGTCCCAACGTCCCCAAGCAAAACCCTACCTTTATCTATTTAAATGCCCCTCCGGGGGTACTTTCCACCTCCCCATAAACACCTCCTCCCTATACCCCGGGGTACTTTTAACCACGCCAGATCCAACGCCCCTGGTCTCAGTACCTGTCCCCTATATCAGACCCTAGGCCCGAAGGCTTACGCCCCAGTACCTATTCCCTTTGCCCTAAGTCACAACCCCCACTACATAGTGCTTCGTCTCCTCGGATTATGTTTACATAACTCCGAAAAATATTATGTATTTATACATAATATTAATATCTATATACTTATCTATATCTATATCCTTATCTTGTTTATATCTCGTTTTATCCAAGGATATATCCTCTGGTTATATTTAGGTTTTGTTAGGTTTTGTTAAATTGTAAACAAATTGTAAATACTTAACATAACCTATTGACAAAACTTTGGTTATATGTTAATATATCCACAACAAAACAAAATGATTGGAGGAATTCTAATGAATGAAAAAGAAAACTTTATCTTTATTGCAAGCTGGGCTTCTACCATAGAGTCGTTTGATGAGATGGGTCAGTCCGACATTGCCGGCGAGTTAGCCAAGCAAATTATTTACTACGGCACCAAGGGAGAAATGACAACCGACAACCCTATGATTAGAGGTATTGTAGAAGGAATGTGCGTTGCGCTCATTGATCAGTCAAAGAAGAAGTATCAAGCGTGCAAGGTGAACGGAAACAAAGGCGGCAGACCCGAGGCGTATCCTATCGAAGATATGATTAAGCTTCGAGATGCTGGACTTACCAACGAAGAGATTGCGGATAACCTTGGCTGTAATGTGCAGACCGTTATTAGAAAGTTGAAATCTTTGCAGTCAGATGATGAAATCTAACACCACAAAATGATTAAGAAAGGAAATTAATAATGTACTACTCAACTTACCTTACCATTTTACCACTTGCTTATCACCCAGATGCACAAGAAGAAGCATATATCGAACTGACTGATCGAGATATGGATTATATTCGTACAACAATGTCGTCAGACTTTGTTGATGTATGTTTTGATGTGCCGCAGATGTTTGTAAGACGTATTAGTGGCGAGTACATCTTTGGTGATGTTTGTGCAGCCACTGCTGAGATTAATTTATAAATGATTAAGAAAGGAAAACGCATAAATGAAAATTAGAGTTGAATACGACCCTGCCCCTATTCGCCACATTGCCGTCCGGTGTCCTCGGTGCGAACGCTGGTTCCGTGGTTATGACATCACTAATGACGAATTATCCTATGAATATCAAATCTTTTCTGCGGAATTCGACTGTCCAGTCTGTGGCGAACATTTTAAAGCCTACGACTACCCCAATGTGACCGTAGAAGAAATTGACTATCCCGATGTTTATAAGGATTGTCTTGAAAGAAAAGAAGTTTGGGAATGAAATGGCTGGAAGGAGATAAGGTAATGACGGCAAAAGAACTATTAGAGAAAATTAAACGAGAATTGGACAATTCGACTTCGACTCAATACATATGCGAAGACGGTAGTGTAATTATCACTGATGTTGGTTGTGTCGAGGATTGGTTTGTTGAATATAGAGAAACGATTGAAAGGGAGATAAAATGATGAACGAAATAAATTGGATGCAACAGGGCTGGGAATGTCCTAAGTGTGGAGCGGTGATGGCGCCGCATGTTAGTTGTTGTGTAAATTGTCGCGGTAATAAGGGTGGTGGTACCGCTACAACCATTTCCAATCCAATGATAACAAAAGCAAATTGGACTGGAGATGATCCATTAACCGAGCCATCTTCTATTTGCGGTCCAAAAGAAACTGCTGACGAACAATGGGAACGATACTATTTGAATATTTAAGGAGGAAAGAACTAGCAAATGAATAAAAACATTATATGGGCCTGGGTAATTAAAAACAGTATCGTAATTCTTGCTTGGACTGTTCTCGCTATCGCATTTAACAAATGGTGGATTGCTCTCTTTGCAATCCTGTTTGTAAACGGTTTAGAAACCAAATATAAAAGCTATCGAGTCTGCGACCGCTGTGGCAAACAAAGTCCGTATGCCGACAGCCATAATGAGGCTCTTGAGAAAGCAAAGGAAGCTGGCTGGCTTCACATTGTAGAAGGCAATAAAGATTATTGCCCTGATTGTAGAAAGGAGAACAACTATGTATAAAGCTTTTATTGAAAATTCGCAAGGAACACAAACTATCTACCTCAACAGCCAATCCATTCGAGGATCTTGGATCGAGGGCGACCTTCTGAAAATCCCCTGCGACAAGGATGGTAACCTTGACTACTACATTATTGCCGATGTGGATTATCGTGATACCATCTACGACATTCACAGATACGCCCACAAAGTAATCCCCGAAACTATTTGTGAGGCCGTTCCGACTCTCAAAGACGCTAACGGTAAACAAGTCTATATTCACGACATTGTAGAGTGTCGTGTGATTAGAAACGGTGGTCGTTGGAGTAACTGGGAACAAATTAAAAACATTAATCACGGTAAATGTCGCACCTTACCGATGGAAGTTTGTTATGAAGACAATCCCTTCGGCTATGTGAAAGGACTCGTCTACACATTTGAACCTACCAAGGAAGGTAAGGCACTGATTGAGGAATATGAGAAGCCCGTAGGTGCAGAGAGAACTAGACAGCATATCAATTGGTACAACATCGTCAAAGAAGATGTGTGTGCCGTATTAGGAAATATTTTTGATAAGGAGAATTAATTATGACAGGCGTAGAAATTTTAAATGAATATGTAGTGAGCACTACTCCAGTATGGGTTATAGTGGTATTTATACTTAGCGCAACAGGCACATTTGTTTTCGGCGTTGGAATACAAGAGAGCATAAGCGATGTTGCTCAGTGGATTTGTTTGGTTGGTGTAATTATTTGTCTGTTAACAATGATGTTCGTAGGTTTGATTGGATTCTGCACCAACGCATTCAATGAATTTAGCCACATCGAATACAAAGTTACCATCGACGACTCCGTCTCAATGAACGAGTTTCTAGACAAATACGAAATCCTTGACCAAGAAGGCAAGATTTATACAGTAAAGGAGAGAGAATAATGGCAAAACTATTTAAAATTCAGGCATACATCGTAGACCCCAACGGAGAGTTTGATACTAACGAACTTGCCGACATAATGGAATATGGTCCATACGATATTCATCTTAGACATATAAACATTAATGAAGCCAACCTTGGCGAATGGGACGACGACCTGCCCGTCAACTATATTGACTGCCCCGAGGCAGAATTCGAAAAATACTTTAAGGAGAATTAATTATGACAGTAAGTGAACAGATTATTCAGGTTATAGACGCATTGTGCGAAAAATTCGGCATTGCGATCAATTGGACAAGCGAAAATGTAATTCCGTACATTGAGGTGCTGTGCGGAAAGTTAATTGCATATGAAATTGGTACTTCAATTGCTTGGATGGTAATTATGATATTGCTGAGTATTGCGAGTATTGTGGCTACAAAGAAGCTTGCTCCTACTTTTAAAAGGGGTTTAGAAGAGCAATCTGAGTGGGATATTGTTTGGACGATCGCTACAACCTTTGCAATTATTGGACTTGTGATCCTTAACTTAGCGACCATTATAGTGGTTGGCGTGCAAGTTATGGACATTATCAAGTGTGCTAACTTCCCCGAAATGTATATTTTTGAGTATCTTAGCACATTAATTCAGTAATAAGGAGAACCAAAAATGAGAATATGCGATATTTGTAAAACCAGAGAAGCAGCATATGATACTTCTGTTACACTTGATGATAGTGGTTTCACTCGAAAAATCGAAACTTGCAAACCCTGTTTTCACGAACTATCCAAGAGAGAGTCGGAACATCAATATCTCGCCTATGTTGAAACCGTCGAGGCAATGACGGGCAAACGCCCACCTAAGTCTCATTGGTGGGATAGAATTGAATGGTGACCACTTGCCCAATGAATTTTTAAAGGAGAATCAACTATGAACGATGAACTCACAGCCGAAAATCTTCGGAAACTTGTCGATCAGGCAACATCATATAGCCCACGCAACGAAGTTTTTGTCGCTCCGCCAGTGAGATGGATATATGAGTTACAAAACAACCCCGAACGCTTTTATCGTAACGACAAAGACGAGTTAATATGGCTCGGTTATAAGGTCGTGCCCACTCCGACATACTCTAATGACGAGGTTTGTTTTTGGTTGATGGCAGATAAAATTATTCCAAAGGAGAACACAAATGACTAAATTTAATCCTGGCGACTATGTAAAAATTAAAAACACCAGCAAGTCTAAATACAAAGAGGCTATAGGAGTTGTAGAAAGTTACTGTCACGGTCGCAATCCTGATATTTGTCGAGTGAAACTGTGGCGAAATTGTACCATTCAGATATTTGATTATAACTTAGAAGCATTTAGCGTAAAGGAGAAATAACTATGATTAAAATTGATATAGAAATGCCCCAAAACTGTGCAGAATGTCCCTTTTATAGTGGCTCTCGTTACGGTGGAGACTGTGCGGCGGCGTATAACGAATTGTACTTTGCCGGTGTTCTTGTGTCTTTTGACCGACACGAGCACTGTCCTCTTGAGGAGGTAGATGAGGATGAATAAAGGCTGTGAAACTTGTTGTTTTGGCAAAACTTTCGTTGTCAACAACGAAACACTTTATGACTGCACCCTAGATACTGTAAAAGAAATCAATTGTATATTTGGAGGATTTTGTTACTATGCACCCATAGAAGATGCTATAATTCCACCTATGACAAAGGAGAATAACAATGTTTAAACGCAAGAAAAAGAAAACAGGCGTTCAAACGCCTGAATTTAGAAAACCTACCCCGCCGCCACCACCTCCAACGAGTGGATCTAATGCACAGAAAACAGGCTCGCAAGTTCCACCTCAGTACAACCCACCGCCCATGCCACCCGTTAAACCAGCAAAGAAAGAAGAAATTACTTTTAATAGAGTTCAATTATATTGCACTATTGACGACTTAAATGCTTATATTCACAAGGCACTAGGAGATAAGCATAAAAACGATGTTTATGTCCCCATTAGCACAACAATCAACAGTCAAAATTTCAATGTGGAAATTGATTTTATGTCCATCAACCCAGAAGAAGACGACTACGGTCGCAGAATTAGACTAGAGGTGAAACTATGATGCTCGGAGAGCCTTGTAGATATATAACACCCTGTGGTTGGTGTTGGAAATGGGATAAGAAGTGTGATAAGAAGATTGGGTGTGAGTCGCCTCCAAGAGGATTAAGAGCAAACATCGGAGTATACGATGACGCTATGAACCCTTGTGTTACATATGAGCCCTGTCAGTATTGCGAGTCTCACGAATATGGCGACCCCAAGTGTCCAACCTGTAGAAAAGAAAATTATAAGTTTTTTAAAGCAATAAAGGAGAACTAATATGGACCAGATACACGAAAACACCCCCAACTTTTACATCTGGACAGTCATAGAAGATGATGGCTATAAACACAGCGAAATGGGCGTTGCTATGAATATGAAGGACGCCTTTGAACAAGCCACAGAGTATGCTCCCTCTTGGCATAAGTATGTTGAGATTAGGAAATTGACTGCCGAAGAAGCAATAGAGAGGCTCGGTCAAGAGCGTTACGATGAATTTATGTCTTATTATAAGGAGGGCTGATATGGACTGCAATGATTGTAAATACTTAATGGTCACCGAAAAGCAACAAAAAGGAATTAAGCAAGCGGGCTTTGGGTTTGCACCCCATATCTGCACGAAGTTCAATAAGCGAGTATTCCATAGAACTTCAAATAGGATGATGCATAACAGTTATTTGTATCCATGCGACGAATGTGAAAAGGAGAATGGTTATGACACTTGAAGCAGTATGGTTTAAAAACGGCAAAGAAATAGCATCGGTTGATCCCGTGTGGGAAGTTAGCAATATCGATGACACTTACAATTTGCACACAATCAGAGTATTCAATGGCTACTATTGGTATTCGGCAAAAGATTGCGATGAAGAACCAGATGATTTTATAGTTAGAGTTAAGAAAGATGGTTAAGTGCCATTTTTACCTCAAAAACACGCAACTACTTAGACAAAACTCGACTTGGGGTACTCTCCTGCGACCGAGAATACCCCTTAGAAACCAAACGCCCTTAAAACGGCAATTACTTAATTGTAAATAAATTGTAAATGATTTCATTACCCTCTTGACATTTATTTACTTTTATGCTATTATAATTACACTACAAAATGATTAAAGGAGAAGAATTATGAAGAAAATTTTAGCAACATTTATGATTACCTTGCTTATGGTTCTCACTCTGACTAGCTGTGGTAACAAACAGATTATCGATTTCACTTACAAGTTCGACAAAGCTATTATTTCTTTGCCCAACGGTGACGTTGTTGAGGGCAAAGTTGAGAGCTGGACCGATTATGAGGATGGGGATCAGATTCAGATTAAGATTGACGGCGTTACCTACCTTGTGCATAGCTCTAATGTCGTACTAATTAAGGAGAATTAATGAGTATGGAGATTTGGACCAAGACGAAGCCTAAAATTGATGATGAAGGCATTTGGATACCGGCAACTGACTATGTACCCGAGGGGTGCGAGACAAACTACAAGTTAATTGTGCCTAAAGACATATTTATCGAGGCATATAATAAATGGATTAAGGGGAATGTTGATGAATAAGAAACCGTCAGAATATATAACAGAATTCTTGAACTTCGTCTCTGAGGCGCAGGTTCAGTATAGAATTTGCGAGGAAGAAGTTAATAATCAAGATAAACTCACGCAGGACTACCTACACAAACTTGAACTTGGCGAGTTGAAGTGCGACGAACGCAGTAAAGTTGCCACAAAACTGGCTATTAACCGCCAGGATAGGCGCTATTACAAGGACAGAGTTGAAGAATTCAAGACTATTGTGGACTTTTTTAATGATCCAGTCAATAAGAAGGTGCTTGAGAAGTTGAAGCAAGTACTCGGTGAGACTAGACGCTGGGAGTCGTATCACAAGGATAGAAAATATAAACCTAGAATTTTAAAGGAGAAGATAAATGGCTAACAAAAATGATTCACTTGGCGACCGCATGAAAGCCAACTATGAAAATCGTGCTAAAACTTATTTAGTGCGTCGTATGCCCGTTATTATTAGGCTCGACGGCAAAGCCTTCCACACCTTCACAAGAGGTTTGCAGAAGCCTTATGACGAGATTTTCCATAACACTATGAACGAGACTATGAAGTATCTCTGTGAGAATATCCAGGGTTGTAAGCTCGGCTACACTCAGTCCGATGAAATTACCCTGCTGCTGACTGACTATGATACTCTTACCACCGATGCTTGGTTTGATAATAATGTGCAGAAGATTTGCTCCGTGTCGGCGAGTATGGCAACGATGGTCTTTAATGATGTTTTTTCAGAGCAGTATCATAATAAGATGTTTGAGGAGGAAGATCCTACTATTAATCCTTATTTTAACACTCTATTTACTAAGTTAAACCGAGCAATGTTTGACTCTCGTTGTTTCAATATCCCTATCGAAGAAGTAACCAATTGCTTCATCTGGCGCCAGCAGGATGCCACCCGTAACGCAATCCAGATGCTTGGTCAGTGTAATTTCTCTCACAAAGAACTTCACGGCAAGTCTTGTAGCGATATTCAGGATATGCTAATCGACAAAAAGGGTATTAATTTCAATGATATGCCGACGGAATTTAAGCGTGGTGTATGCTGCCGCAGAGACGAAGATGGAAAATGGGTGCTTGACAAAGAGATACCCGTATTTACTCAGGATAGAGACTATGTTGATAAGACTTTTAAAATAAAAGAGGTGTAAAAATGGCAAAATTTTTTGTAACATCTGATGTACACGGCTTTTTTGATATATTTCACAAATCATTGCTCGATAAAGGGTTTGAAACTGACAATCCAGAGCACCATTTAATTGTTTGTGGAGATCTATTTGACCGTGGTGATCAGGTGGTTGAACTATTTGAGTTTGTAAAGAACCTAGGCGATAGATTTATTTATGTCGCCGGCAACCATGAGTCGCTTTTATTTGACTGCATGGATGAAATTTACAAAGGAAAAGTGCCTCGCTCTCACCATTTCCACAACGGTACTGTGAAAACAATATGCCGTTTTTGTGGTCAGAACGAGTGGATTATATACGATCCTGCTTGGCGAGAGAAGATTTGTGAGGTTATGCAGCCCGTTTTGGACTTTATTAGCGACAATTGCGTGGATTACGCCGAAATTGGAGACTATGTCTTCGTGCATGGTTGGGTTCCTTGCCATCAGGGGCTAAATGACTTCAGAAATGCCACTATCGAAGACTGGGAGCGTGCAAGATGGGAAAATGGTATGGAAATGTGGAGAAATCCGAGATGCAGGGTCGAGGGTAAGGCTGTGGTGTGCGGCCATTGGCACTGTTCATACGGTTGGTCTCATATTAGACAGGAGCGAAAAGAGTTCCCCCAAAAGAGTCGTAAGGGTTGGGAAAAGTCATTTGAGCCCTTCGTGGATGATGGAATTATAGCTATTGACGCTTGTACGGCTTATAGCGACCTGTGCAATGTGATTGTAATTGAGGAGGATGGCAATGGAAACAATTAAGGTAACTACGAGACTTTTCTCCGAGGAAAGAGAAACCGTTTTGGTTTATGACAATATAGATAAGGTGTGGAGAATGGATTCTACCGTGCCTAAACATTTTAACAAAGCGTTAAAACAGGGCTGGACTCCTACTACTCAATATGTTTATGAGGATGGTATTGTTTGCGGTATGGCGTTAACGGCCCCTGCTAGAGCAATTACTATTAGAAATACAACAAAGAAGCAAATGTCTGAGAAACAGCTTGGTAATCTGCACGATAATGAAGATGAGGACGACGAAGAGTAATACATTGACATTTTTAAGTTTTGTATTATAATAAATACGATACAAAATGATTGGAGGTGTTCATATGTACGGTACTTTTTGGACAATTTATTGGAATTATTGGGCAAATAGAAGAAAAGAAGAAACAGAACAGAATGATTAAGGCGGTGAATATATGATTATAACTAATGGAACTTGCTCAGTGTATATTCATATGAATAAGATTAATGGTAAAGTTTATGTCGGTCGAACCAAGCAAATTCCCGAAAAACGCTATGGGGCAGATGGTTCGCATTATCTTAAGCAGGACAAATATTCTGGAGAATATCTTCAACCATTGTTTGCTAACGCAATTAACAAATATGGATGGGATAATTTCGAACATGAAGTTGTTGCATCTAATCTTACAGAAGAAGAATCCAGAAATTTTGAAAAATTATTAATTGACGCACTTCACTCGAATGAAAAAGAGTTTGGTTATAATATGACCGAAGGCGGAGAGGACTTATCAAACCTCTGGTCTGAGGAAAGAAAGAGAAAACATAGCAATAGTAGAAAGATTTCTGTTCGCTGCATTGAGCTTGACCAATCATTTGAAACATTGGGACAAGCTGTTAAAGCAACTAAAATTAGTTCTGAAGAAATTCAAAAATGCTGTTGGAGTCGTGAAAAGAAGAACCGAAAGGGCAAGAAAGATAAAAACGGCAATCATTGGGAATTTATTGGTAACGGTAAAAATAATGCTATGAAAAAATCACTATGGGCAAGATAAGGTGGTGTATTAATGGCAAAATCACAAAAGAATCAAACTTTTGTGTTAAAGGTCAATACTGGATATTTATCTAAAAACAATTGGCATTTAACATTTAAGCTAAACGAAATAAGAAAACAACCGCAGTTAGTTGTTAGTTTGGGTTCATCTCAAGTATTAAGATGGATGCCAGAGTTAACCGGCAGACCAGATGCCGATATACAAGCGTCACAAATCAAACGTGAGATAAAATTTTTGAAAAATCAAGGCAATTCAGCAGAGAATAAGAAACTGATTAGCCAGAAATATGACGAATTGTATGAACTTCAGTTCCAGCCTCATTATATGATGTTGGTTATGGATTCTCCTAAGGATTATAAGTATGTATATAACAATGGATTTAGCATTACCATTGATTACGGTCATAAAATAGAAACAGTAAAGTACAGAAGATTTCTTGGTACGGCAGGATCGATTAAAAAGAGTACCATCATGTTTGTTGATGAAAATATTCACAGCAAACTGATGAAAAAAATCAATAACGGTCGCTACGAAGGTCCAGAAATAGACGGGGTTGTAAAGTCTTATAACGGAATGGAACTAAATTATAAGTTTATTCCTGCAAAGATTAACGCCTACTTTGCGCTTCAGTGTTCTGCTAGCATTCCAGTACCTTGGCCTAGAGCTATTGTAGTCAATGATGTGTCTACTAAATTTAAGGATATTGTCAGAATTGTTAGAGATACTGGCGGTGAAAAACCCGATTGGCCAAGTGTTAGCGAACCAATAGAAAAAGAAATTGAAATTAATACCTGTGACGGCATGGGCTTGATTTCTCCTGAAATGAGCGCGAAGTGGGCAGAGGCTTTAAATGAAGGTTCTGAACCTCTATCGGGGTTCAATACTCGTTGTGCCTTTTTAAAAGGTATGGTATTTACCGTAGATTTTAAGCAGTTTGCAGAAGAAATTGCCGGAACACACATTATCAAGGACGCATGGGGCGACGAAAGAGATGTGAGAGAGGCAGATGTTATCCTTACCACATCAATGCTCAAATTATGGAATTCGTATGCGGGGTATGAGGATTATTACAATAATTGTATGAGGAATGGGTATGAATTTTGCATTGCAAAGAGCACTCCTCACGAATTACGCAATGTTCATACCACAAATTATCAGTATCTTCAGGATTTTTCGTTTACAGATGAACAAATTGACGAATTAATTGAGCCAACTGTGGCAAAAATTAAGGATTGTCTGGGTTTAGATTGGAGAAAATTAATTCTGTATATGTGCGGATCTGGACTAGACGAGAAAAGCGTAATTCATATGGAACCTATGTGTAAGGCTATTATGGCTAATCCTGAGCTAATTAAAGACCCATATGTTAGGTCCAAAGTAAGCAGAATGATACAG